GTATTCTTCTCTATTTAAAACATCTGTTTGGTCAGGAAACGTACCTGTTGGTGAATGTCCACTATGTTGTTGTCTTGATGGTAATAAGTTGTATTTATATCCTGTCTCATTTCTATCTGATGTAGATTTATATGGATAAAGTTCAGATATTACGGGGTCATTTTCATCGACATCATCTAATGGTATAAAAATAGAAACTCTTGCATTTGGTATACCAAAACCATCATTAACACTTATTCTACCAACAACGACACCGTAATCAGCACAAAGTGATGTGTAAATTTCCTTTTGAGTAAATTTTAATGAAAGAACCTCAAGTAAGTCAAAATCTTGTTTTAGTTCAACTTTAATTACTTGGTCCTTACCAATATTTGTAGATATTCTATGTTTTTGTGTCATTCTTATAATAAATAGAAACAATGAGGTTTTCTAAAATAATATAAGAAAATTTGAATTTAGAATGTAGTCGAAACCAAAGGTTTTACCCTTACTTTAATATCTTTATTTGGAAATCTTATTTGTGGAATCTGATTTGATTTCATAAAAATTGTCATATCAGATTGTGATATTTCTTTAGTGGTCTCATCTTCATACCCGACAGCAACCTCGTTAGTTGAGTACTCACCACCAACTTTACCATATACTCTTATTTCAACAACACTCACAACTCCCGCAACTGTACCAATTTCTTTAAATAACTCACCAACAAATAATGGATCACCCATTTTTCTTTTATCTATTGAAAAATATGTAATAACTTTTTCAATAACTGACCTCACAATTTCAGTTTCGGTTTCATTTTTATCACCAAGTAAATCAATTTCCACCCCCATATCAATTACTTCACCACTTTCAATTTCTAAATAATCATTTATCATTCTATATTCTGAAAGATATTCTATGATATTATTTTTAAGTGTGTTTGATACAATATTCGTTAAATTACCCCTCTCATCATATGAAATAAGTTTTATTTTAACTTTATTATCCTCTTCCATAACATTTACTTTGGCGGGGGCACCAAAAGTAGATGGCATATTTTCAATTAAAGATTTATAATCATTTAATGTTACCGCTCTGTTTTGTGCAGCAAAGTTGTATGAAACCATGTTTCTTATTTCCTCGATAGTTGGTTGGTCCGCACCACCAATTGCAGGTGTTACATTTGTAACCCTAAGTGATTGTATTACTTGTGTATTTACAGATGAAACCGGTCCATTAACATTAAAATCAACATTGTCAATATTAGTGATTACGTTAACACCTAAATTAGTATCTTTACCACCACCTACTCTATATTTTATAAAAATAGTTGTATTTGCTTTTGGTATCGCCCCTAATGATAAATTATTCAAGTATGTTGCAAGATTCACTTTTAAATCCCCTGTGATGTAATTATCTAAATTATCTAATGGATTTACAGTACCCGAACCAAATGTTAATTGGAAGTAACCCTCAGGTGTATATTCCGTAATAAATTTATTACTCACTGAAACATAGGTTCCCGCTCTAAAATTATCTTTATCGGACGACTTAGTCGCATCAGGTATAAAAACTTTATCTTGCATTAAAGATTTTACTTCGTACCATTTATTTGTTGGTGAACTAAACTCCGCAAGGGTTGGGTTTGCTCCAAAGGTTGTTCCATCTTTATGAATGATTGAGGTAACACCTAAAACATTTAATTCGGGTAGAAATATTTTTAAGAATGGTTTTTGTTCTATATCTGTTATTACTTTTCTGAAAATTCTTGTAACCCCATTAACAACGGGTTCTCTCTTGGTTATGGTATAAGATATCAACTTATTATTACCATCAAAATTAGGAATCTTTAATCTATTTGGTTCACCCTTACTATTGAACGGATTGGAAAAATCTATGTCTTCTATTGTTTCAAAAATTTGACCTCCACCAGACATTTGAGCTCCTGATCTTAATAAACCAAGATATTCTGTTTTTTCTTTATCACCACTTACCGGTACATTTATTGAAAAATCACAAAGTGTAACAGAAGGTCTATTACCCGGTATTCTTAAACCATATGTTTTTGCAATATGAAATAATGATTGTCTTTGTTGTGCAAAATCAAGAATGGTTTCTTGCCAAACTCTATCGATATGAAAATGTAGATTATCGGTAACAGCGGCGTTTAAATCCAATAACACAGAAAATATAGATGCGTCGTTAGTATTCTTTACTAAATCGGGATAATATTGTTTGGTCATGTTGACCAATTCTTCTCTTAGTCCCGCAAAGTCTCTTGTTGCATATGATATTTTTTTCGACATATTATATATTGATAATTATAAAATCCGAAGACGAAAATGCTCCGTTATTAACCGTGTAGTCTATTCTTACTTTTGCGGTATATGGTTTACTTGATGCGTCTGAAACCCTGAATAGTCTTTCATCCTCATTCTGTGTGAATGTTTTTTCCTCCTCTGGGTCATTTTCCGCCGAATTTATTTTTATTGAGTTTATATCTAAATTAGGTATAAACTTTTTTACTCCTTCTCTTATTTCTTCTTCAATCAGACCAAATGTTATCACATCATTTTGTTCGAATATGTATTCATATATTCTTGTACCAAAATCAGGTAAATAATATCTTGACCCTCTCTTTGTTAAAAGAAGATGTATGAGGTTTGCTCTCACTTCTCTTTCTGGTGTTTCTGTCATCTTTAGAAAATCACCCTTACTACTGTCCCTAAATGGATAGTCTATACCATAAGTTACTGCCATATCAATAAATATAAACTAATACAAAATGGTAATAAATAAAAAACCCAACCGAAGTTGGGTTTAATGTTGTGTCTTGATATTCACCCCCGTTATTCTCGAGACCTGGGTGCTCAAGGTACGCCTTGACGACATTAGTACTTTGAGGAGTCACCCATTCTTTTTACGCTTCACAGCTAACACAATCGGGATTCATTGCTTGAGCAGCAATATCACCTCTTAATACCGATTCTGTTCTCATATAGTATAGTGTTTTAACACCTTGTTTCCACGCTTCTAAATGTACTTGATTAATCCATTTAGGATCCGCGGTTGCGGGAAATGCTAAGTTTAATGAAACCGCCTGATCAATATATTGTTGTCTTACACCAGCTTGTCTTACCAAATCTAATTGATTAATTTCTTTGAATGTTTTGAATACATCTTTAACGGAATTAGCTCTATGAGATCTTTCATCGATTGATATTTCTTTACTTTCAACTAATTTACTATCCGAAAAACACCACTCATCTAAGAAATCTAATCCCTGTACTGAACCCCCATCCGCTAAGATTTGATCCCATACCTCTTTAGTGTTCTTACCGATTTTACGAAGTACCCTTTCTAATTCGGGATTTTTACGAATAAATGTACCCTTAGATGTTTGTTCGGTAAATACATTTGCAGCCCATGGTTCAATACCACTACTTACGTTACCACTTAATTTAGAGTTTGATACTGTAGGTGCAACCGCTCTTAAATGTGTGTTTCTGAATCCACTCTCTTTACACCATAGTGGTTCACCAAATTCTTTCGCCATATCTCTACTCGCCCTTTCAGATTCAATTTTAATCTGAGAGAAAATCTTACGTGTTTCAAATTGTGCAGTCAATCCTTCAAATGGAACACCTTTTTGTTGTAAATAAGTGTGCCAACCTAATACACCTAAACCAAGTGCTCGACCTTTTTCAGCGGAACGTACTGCATTATCAAATCCTCTTAAATTTTTTGCTCTTTGAATAAATTCTTCTAATACTCCATCTAAGAAAATAGTTGATGTGTAAACTAAATCTGTATCTTTCCATTCATCATATTTTGCAACATTTAGAGAAGATAAACAACATACAAATGAATGAGATTCGTCTGTGTGTAAAACAATTTCAGAACAGATATTTGTCATGTGAACTTTCAATCCATTCTTTTTATACATTTCAGGATTTTGTTTATTAACATTACCCTTGTACATAATATATGGTTCACCTGTTGCTTTTCTCTTTTGAAGAAGTTTACCCCATTTTCTACGTGCATCAGAGTCACCCTCTTCTAACTTTTTCATAAACTTATCACTAACTACAACACATTGATGTAAGTTAAGTGATTGTCTGTTAACATCACCCTTTGGTTCTCTAATTTCCAAAAAGTCCTCAAAGTCTTTATGTTCGATTTTAATATTAACCGATGCTGCCCCTCTTCTTACTGAACCTTGATTTGTTGCAAGAATTGTTGAGTCGTAGATTTTGATAAATGGGATAACACCATCTGATGTTCCGTTATTCGTAATCTTAGCCCCCGCCGGTCTTATCATATTAACACCAATACCAACACCACCTCCGTGTTTAGCTAATATCATTAACTCCAAATTCTTGTTACCAATTTCATAGATACTATCACCAACATCAATACCAAAACAAGAGATTGGTAATCCTCTATCTGTTCCTGTATTTGATAATACCGGTGTAGCTAAGCATAACCAACCTTTCCAAATGTAGTCGAAAAATTTAGTTGCTAAATTTGGTTTACCTAATCTTTTAGCAACAGTTGTTGCAACTCTCCAATAAGCATCTTTTGGTTTTTCTCCTGGTAGGAGATAACCTTTAGATATTGTCTTTACATAAATCTCTGTATTTCCCCAACTTGGGAAATCGACATCGAGTTCCCAACCGAGTTCTTCTCCGTAGTTCTTCATATTTCAATAAAATTTTTAGTTATTTAAAAAATATCATCCCAATTTTCACCTTCTCCTGCTTTACTATAATCAGTAGGTCTCATTGCGAAGAAGTCTGTGTGTGTAACTCCTCCTGTAAGATGAAAAAACCAGTCCAATTCAGATGACTTCTTCTCATTGAATTTAAATGTTGGGTCATATCCAAGTTCAACTAATTTATCGTTTATTCGTTTATTGATGAATTCTTTAAGGTCAGACGCTTTCAAATTTTCGAGGTCTCCCATTTCAAAAATCTTATCGATAAATTTGTGTTCCAATTCTTGAATAAGTTTAGCCGCATTATAAATGTCTTCTTTAGCCTCTTTCAATAATTCAGGGTATTCTAAACACATGTGTCTGAATAATTGACATCCCATTTTAGAGTGAAGTGATTCGTCTCTCACACTCCATTTCATTTGTTGTCCGATACCTTTCAAAAGATTTCTCATTTGAAAACTATAGAGAACCGCAAATGATGAATATAATGCAACACCTTCAGCAAACGCTGAGAAAATTGCCAAACTTCTTGCAACCTCAACTCTCGCCTTAGGGTTTTTCTCTAAATCCTTTGGTGTCCAATCCGCGGTTGTATTAGTAAGTAATTCAAAACGTTCTTTCATGGTCTCATCATGTAAAAACCCTTCAAAATCCTCCAAACCTAACGTCTCGTTTAGATATGAATAAGCTACCGAGTGAATCGTCTCTTGAGACCCAAACGCCATCGCCATTTGTTTGATTTCGTGTTTTGGAAACCATTTAGTAACCATTCCTGTCCAATAATCTGAAACCGCACACTCTGTTTGTGCAAACCCTAATAAAATATTACCAACTAAATGTTTTTCAGAATCACTTAGATTTTCGTTCCAATCTTTTAAATCTCCCTGCATAGGTATTTCGGTATGTAACCAAAAAGCCTGCATTTGTTTTAACCACCCTTCGTTGAAATATTCAGGATATTCAAATGGTTTAAATGGTATTCTTTCTGTGAATAATCTACTCATATTGTTATTTAATTTTGTATCCTTAATTTTCTTTCTTGTGATTTCTTAAATACTTCAGCCGCACGATTTGCTCTCTTTTCTTCTTGTTGATGTTCGTGTCCTAAAAGAGTATTCTGAGATTCAGTATCAATTACTAAGAATTGATTATCGAATTTGCAATTTTGCCATATGATACCATCTTTACCAACACGAGATTTTAACAATGTTAATGTTGCTAAATTATTCTCTTTTTGTTCAAGTGTTTTACCAATTGATAAAATGATATGTGCAATTTGTGCTTTTTTAATTGAACCTCCCATTTGGTCTCCTGTAACAACTTCAGATGAAATTGATTCACGATTACCTTGTGTTGCTGTCCATATTGCGATATTAAATTCAGATGTCATTGCCTCTAAACTTCTCATAATTGACCCTTCTCCTTTCCATTCTTCACCATTTACACTTCTCTCGGGTGAAATACAATCGACATAATCAATTACCACCAAATCGGGTTTAAATCCTTCTGAAATCATTTTTCTAATTTTAGATTTAATTTCAGAAATGGTGATATTGTCACTTGGTAATTTTGATAATTTAAGAGAACCCGACGACCTTTCTTGTTGTTCTCTTACAGAAGCAAGAACTTCTTCTTTAAACTCTGGTTGTTCATCCGGAGCAACACCTGACCATATGGTATAGTGTTTTCTTTTAATTTGACCTTCATTATCTTCAAAAAATATTTGAAGGACATTAAATCCATCGTTGTAAGCGGTATTGGAAAACTTAGTTAGTAATGTTGTTTTACCTGTACCAGTTGGTGCTAATACAACACCTAACTCACCTCTACCTAGACCACCCTTTAAAACGTTATCTAAACCAACAATTCCTGTTCTAATTGGTAGTCTGTAATCCTTTTCAAGAGCGTCGTCAATATTGTGAAATACATCAACAACACTATCGTTTATGACACCAACCTGTAAAGCTTTTTGAATTTTCTCTTCAATTTTATTGTATGACTCAAATTCACCATTATCAATAATTGATTGAATGGTTTTCAATTCTTTTTTTAAGTTTTGTTGTCTACAAAAATTTAATGATTTGTCTTTTACAAATTCATCATTTTTCTCTAAATTTTTAATTGATTCTAATGTATCAATGTGTGGTCTATTAGAATCCTTATTACCACCTTCAGACATAATTTTTTGGGCAACTGTCTCATAGTTTGGGACTTTATTGTAAAGTTTATGAAGTTCCTTAATGTTCTCCATAATAAACTTAAATGAATTGTTATCGAAGTATTTACTCTCTAATACTTCAACGATAACGTCTCCAAACTTCTTATCTTCTATAATAGCCTTTATTAGTTGTTGTTGAAATGTATGACCTAGGTACCCAAAATTTTTCTCTTCAGACATGTTTGTAATTTTTTTTTAAAGTTCGTAATTCAAATATTTTGTTTCTAAATTTTTTGAAGACAGTATGTCAGTCAAATCTGACAAAATCCTCTTAAGTTTTGGACGAACATCTACTGTATATCTAACCTTTGGATGGTAGTAATACGCTGGAAATATTCTTGAAATAAATACATCCTCATTCAACTTAATTTCAATTAAAAATTCCTCTTTTTTGTTCTCTTCGTCATCTTCCACACTCTCCAAATTGAGGAAATAATTTTGATTTTCACACAAATAATCGGATGTTTTTGTTTTTAAATCATCACTTATTTCTTCAGAAATTTCTTTTATATAATAATGAAGATCCATTGACCTCCTCGCTTTAGGGTTATGGTTTTTTACATTAAAAAATCTTTGGCAGACAATGTTTCCATCCAATGTTAACAAAAATTCAAATTTTGTGATTTCTTGTTGATTAGTCATAGTTTTTAATTTTAATTAATTTTTTATTTTTTTCTTTTCTAGTTAATCTTAGGAAGGGGTTTAAAAAATTCGTCCATCTGTCATCGGACTTAGGTAATAAATTAAAAATCCCATCTTCCGTCATCATTTTCATCATATTTTTATAAGACCTTCCTTCGGGGTCTAATAAATCATTTATTAGTGAGTTTATTGTGTCTTTTGCTTCATCGGTCAAAAACGGTTCTTCTAAACTTACAATCCTTTTGTTAATTTCAAAAAACTCATTACCAAAGACACCATATTTTGTTACACCCGTAAGTATGTTTTTGTATAACCAATTAGTTTTATCATCTTCGAACAATAAGTTGGTTCTTTCCAATATTTCCTCAATTGTGACCGCTCTATTTTTTATTTCAGGATATAAGGACAATAATCTTTTTAATCCCATACTTTTGATACCTGATATATTATCCGAGGGATCTCCACACAACATTTTAACCAATTTGACATTACTAATATGAATATCCTCATGACTATAAGTTATAATATCGTTGGACTTATATAGTTTTCCGTGTGAAGGGTTATATATTGATGTTTTTTCAGAAACCAATTGAGTTAAATCACCATCAGAAGAATAGATGATTTTTGTTTCATTTGGGGAGTTTTGAACATAATATGCCACACAATCATCAGTTTCACAATATTCAAATTCACCCTGTCTAACATAAAGTTCCTCTAAATACTGTTTGATTCTGTTTCTTTGATAATTGTAGTTATCGAGTTCTTCCTCTGAACGGATTCTGTTTCTACGATTTTCTTTGTAGAGATGATAGATTTGTCGTCTTTGATGGGATCCGTTTTCACCGTCCCAAAACACAACAATTTTATCTAAATGATATGTTTCAAACGATCTCCTAAGAGTATTGATAAAATGATAGATTCCTCCAATATGTTTTCCCTTATAGAAGTGATTCTTAAGACCAAAGAAACCAATCGTGAGTAAATTGTCGCCATCAACTAATAAAACGGACATTAATGTTTATTAATAATTATTCATCCTCAGTTACAACTTCAATATCTTCCGCGTCTGTAACATTAACGCCTAACATTTTACTAATATAATCTCCATGTTCTGATTTGTAAAGCTCAATACTCTTCTTTTCTTCAACATCATCTCTACCCTTCATAAAGTCATGTGCAGTGACTAAAATTCTACCATCTTCATAACCCAAACCATTTACATGGTTTTTCATTATTGAAATTTTAGTTCTTGTTGCAATCTTAACTTTTCTCTTGTCTTTGGTGATTGAGATTTTAGTGGTTCCCGCACCTTTTTGATTACCAAATAAGAATACAAGAGTTGAGTTTAACCAAATTGCTTCTCCACCTTTCGCTTTAATCTTAGGTTGACCAAAAGGATTGTCGGGTAATTCCACCCAAGGTTGATTCACAATTATTAGGGTATTTGTATATTTTTTATCGGCCCTTCTTGAACCTGAAATTCTTTGATTCAGTCCCATACCAATCTTATCCGCTAATGTAGATGCATTGTGTTGTTTACCACCTTTACCTTCGTAAGTCATTTTACAAGGTACTGAACCTACAGAGTCCCATAAGAATAGAATATCATGTGGTATTTCACCCTTTTCTTGAGCATCCAATACTTCATTAATAAAATCGGTAATTTGTTCAATATACTCAAAATCACTATTGAAAAGATAGAAATCATCTTCTTTATTGAAACCCATTAATTCGGCGTGATCCCAACTCCATTTCTGTTCAGTAATAATAAACACAGGTAATATACCTTTCTTTTGTGCGTCTACTGCCGCCTTTACAAGTGCCGTAGTTTTTCCTGTATCACTATGACCCAAAAACATATTCAAATGTCCAATAGCCGGACCAGGAATACCTGTTGCATCTAAAAATGCATCACCCAAATCAAAGAACCTATCAGCCTTGTATTCGGCTTCTTTAGAGAACTTTTTCTTTATTGAACTAAAATCGTTTTTCTTGATTGCCATATTATATAAATTTAAAAGTGGGGGCCTTTGACGTTATCTCCGAACCCCCTATTGTTTTACCAATTAAAATGGTAGGTCCCCATCAACTTCTTCCTCTTCTTGAGGATCAACAACCGGTGTTGATTTTTTTGGTGCAGCAATTGTTTCTTCTGATGAAGAATCAAGTTGTGAAGTAGAAATCCATTTGTTACTTTCCGTACTCCATTTTGGAGTTTCTCCATTAGCAACTAATTCAAGATAATCCTCACCTTTTTTAGAGTATACATCGGACCAAACCAATTCATCATTAACCCACTCGTTTGATTTGTCTGTATTCTCATGTAACGGACTCGGGTCTTCAGGAATTACAGAATTAATTGAAGTGTATTCCTTACCTGTTCCCGCCTTAGTTAAACCTAAAGAAAGAATCAAATCACGACCTTTAGTAGTATCAGTGATATCCCCTTTATTTTTAAAGATTGGGAAAATCTTATCTAAGACACCATCTCCCTTTGCGTTGTGTTTAAATCTCCAAAACTTAACACCATCTTCTTCGTGGTCTCTGTCTATTACTTTAACGATATAGAATTTACGAGAACGGTATTGTCTAGCCAATTCTCTATCTGATTCTACCCCCGTTTCCATTAATCCTTGATACACCTCATTTAATGGTGACCTTTTACCTTCTTGTTTTGGGTCATAAAGTTTTAACCATTTTCCATCTACTTGAACCTCATGGAAATACACCTCAACAAAAGGTGAACCACCGTCCTTAGTAGGTAAAATTCTAATTCTTCTTTCTTCTCCACGAGAACCCTTAGGTAAAACCGTGGTAAAGTACTTTTTCATTCTGTCTTCTTGTGAGACTTTGTTTGAGTTGCCACTTGTGGCTTGTTTACTTTTTTCGTACTGAGCCAGTACTGCATCAAATGTTGACATAATAGTTAAATTTTAAAATTAATAATATCATTG